AGCAAGTCCTTGCAACTACAAAAACAATTAAGGGTTTAGCAACTGCTACAACTATTAACTTTCATATTAGCGGAGTGGAGATTTCTTAATGACTCCTGTTGCAAAATTATCTGGTGGTTTAAGATACAATAGTATGCTGGCAGGAAACCCTGCATATGTAAAAAGTGTTGTAGTTGAAGCACTTGTTATTGCTGGTGGTGGTGGTGGCGGTAGCACTAATGCTGCATATTACTCAGGAGCAGGAGCTGGTGCTGGCGGTTTTCTTTATTTTTCTTCATTAACTATTGCTGGTGCAACAACTGTTACAGTTGGTGCTGGTGGTGCTGCTGGTACTGGATCGGGTGATGGAACAAATGGTGCTGATTCGCGCATTGGGACAGCAACTTTAGTTCTTGGCGGTGGTGGTGGTAAAGGTGCTGCTGGTGGTCCTGGTAAAAGCGGTGGTTCAGGTGGTGGTTCAACTCAAAACGGCGCAGTAGGTGCTGGAACATCAGGACAAGGAAATAATGGTGGTGTGGGTAACCAAGGCGGTGGCGGTGGTGGTGGTGCTGGCGCAGTTGGTGGCACTGGCGATACACCACAAGGTATAGGTCGTTCAGGTGGTGCTGGTTCTAATGCTTATTCATCTTGGGCTACAGCAACATCATCAGGTGTAAGTGGTTTTTACGCAGGTGGTGGCGGTGGTGGTTACACAACTTACTATCTTAGTTCAGGTATTGTTGCTAATGGTGGTTCAGGTGGTGGCGGTACAGGTGGTGGAGAACCATCTGGTTCAAAAATGTTAACTTCTACAGCAGGAACTGCAAACACTGGTGGCGGTGGTGGTGCTGCTGGTGGCTATACAGGTGGTGCTGGACTTGAACCTGCTAGAGCAGGTGGTAGTGGAATAGTAATTATTCGCTATCCAGATACTTTTGATGCTATGACATCAACAACTGGCTCACCAACTGTTTATGTTACTGGTGGATATCGTTATTACAAATTTACAGGTACAGGGAGCGTGACACCATAATGGCACATTTTGCACAAGTTGATGAGAATAATATTGTAACCCAGGTACTTGTAGTTACCAATGACGAAGAACACCGAGGTCAAGAATTTCTTGCAAACGATTTAGGTCTTGGCGGTACCTGGATACAAACTTCGTACAATGCCAACATTAGAAATAAGTTTGCTGGAATTGGAGATATTTACGACCCAGTTAATGACATCTTTAAAATAGATGAAACTAAATATTCTTACAGAGATTCCTGGGTAGGGGTTACCAAGCCAACAAAGCCATCTATTATGTTTGACTCTGTAGTTCGATCAGGAAATAACTGGACTATGGCTGTCATTAACCAAGCATTTCCTCAAGCGTTTCAACGATGGGGTTACATGCACCATCACAACTTTGAAAGTTTCTCAAAAGGCTTAGATAATTTTGATGCTACTGTAACGGTAGTTCGTAACCCTGTTGATTCTCTTGCATCAAGCATCATTGCTTTTAAGCTTGAAACAGATGAACAGATCAAGCATAGAATTCTTGAAGACAAGAAGATGCTTATAGCTATTAAAAACAATAAGAGTAACTTACTCATCTTCAAGTTTGAAGATGCGATAGCTACCCCAGAAAAAATAACAAATGCTATTGGTAAAGTTTTAGGATTAACTCCACAGCCATTTGACGCTAACCCTATTAAAGAATTTTTGGCGCAAAGAAGTAGTGAGTCTTTCTACTTAACACCAGCTGGCAATCAAGAGGCTCTTAATGCTGCAAAAGAAAAGCTAAAAGATATTAATCTTTTAGATTCCATTACAGAAATAACAGAAATCTATAACGAGATTATTGCATAGTGATTATTCAAATCATTGGTCTACCTGGCAGTGGCAAGACAACGCTTGCCACTTCTTTAGCTGACCGCATCAATGCGGTACATCTAAACGCTGACTACGTACGAGCAACGATCAACTCCGATCTTGGTTTCACACCAGAGGATAGGGTCGAACATGCTCGCCGTATGGGCGAGATGGCAAAGATGCTATCTAGCCAAGGTCTAGATGTTGTTATTGATTTCATCTGCCCTACCGCTGCTACACGTGCAGCATTTGGTAAGCCTGACATCTGTATCTGGATGGACACTATTGCCGAAGGTCGCTTCGAAGATACCAACAAGTTATGGGAAGCACCTACTGAGTTTGACTACCGCTTTGTATCTTACAATAGCGAAGCTCAAACAGATTTAATTATTGCTCAATCTAATCTACACGATTGGAAAGCACCTACCACCTTACTGCTTGGTCGTTATCAACCATGGCATGAGGGTCATCACGCACTACTGGAGAAGGCACATGAGCGTACGGCACAGGTTGTTATTGGTGTTAGAGATACTCAAGGCACTAGCGAGAAAGACCCTCTCTCTTATTCTGAAGTTGCCAATCGGATCAGAGCCGAAGAACGGTCATCTTTCGTTGTGAAGTTTCCAAACATTACGAACATAGTTTATGGACGTGATGTTGGATACAAGATTGAACAGGTAGAACTTTCCCAAGAACTTCAATCTATTTCTGCTACACAGAAAAGAAAAGAACTGGGAATTTGAAAGTAACTAAGGCTCGTTCATTTACCAAGTCACTCAGCTACAGAATCTTTGGAACGTTAAGTTCCTTTGCTGTTGTCTTTGTTATTACTGGTGAAGGAACTCTCTCAGCACTTATTGCTTTTTGGGAAACAATAGTAAAGGTCGGTATCTATTACTGGCATGAAAGAATCTGGGATAAAATATCTTGGGGTAGAAAAACTAAGGAGAAATAAATGAACGCAAAGTTTCAAGCAATAGCATTGTCTTGGTTCCGCGCAGCAGCATCAGCTGCTGTGGCTCTGTACCTTGCTGGTCAGACAGACCTTAAGGTTCTAGGAACAGCAGCTCTAACAGGATTCCTCGGACCAGTACTTAAGTGGCTTGACGGATCTTCAACAGACTTCGGGCGCGGTTCGGAGTAATGTCTACCAACGAATGGGCTGGCTTGGCTGTTGCCACTGCCACAATAGTTGCCAGCTTTGCTGGCTCAGTTCGTTGGTTAGTTAAGCACTACCTCACAGAATTGAAACCAAATTCGGGAAGCTCGATGCGTGACTCACTCGATAGATTAGAACTCCGCGTTGACAGCTTATACGAACTAGTAGCTGGAAAGAATCGTGAATGATACCTGTAGCCAAGAAAGCCACACCTGCTGCGATTGCTGTGCTTCGGCAAGCGACGGCGTTGAAACCAAAGAGAAAGAAAGCCAGCGATGGTCTTCTACCATCTGCTGCACATGTCAAGCAAAGCCCGACTTCGGACCACAATACTGGGCTAGCAGTAGATCTGACACATGATCCTGCTAACGGTATTGATTGCTTTGATATTTTTCAGAAGCTTAAAGAAGACAAGCGCGTTAAGTATTTAATCTTTACTGGCAAGATCTGGTCAAAGGAACGTGCTAAGCAAGGTGATCGCAACTACACAGGTAGTAATAAGCACAACAAGCATCTTCATATATCTATCAATGATGGCATGGGTAACGACACTAGCCCATGGTTCTGGTGGATGAATCAACCTAAGTTGATTAACCAAGTAAGAGCAGCAGTTGCTGCAGTCCCAACAAAGAAAGCATACCCAGCAGAAGATACATCTAAATGCTGTCAGCACTGTCCGTCTAAGAAATAGGGGTAAATCGTGGCAACTACCAACAAGTATCTTAAAGGTGATCTACCTATTGCTATTAGCACTAACGTGCCTACAGCGTTGGTTCGCTACAGCAGAGAAGGCTTTGCTGCAAGCTATGCTATCGGTAATACACCGTGGCTATCGGCTGCATCTGACAACAACCGTATCAGTCGTATTACTACGACTTACCAGAAGGAACGTATTGACCAAGGTCAGTTAACTGGTGAACAGTCATTGACTAACTGGTGGCTACGTTCTGCTACATCATGGCATCATGGTGCGGGCGAGCAATACTATGATGCTGATAGTAGTGATCTCTATCGCTACTACGAATCAAACAACGTAGACCCATGGACTCTTGGTGAATTAAAACTTCTACCTGCTACAACAAACCTAACAACTTCTGCAGCCAGTAGCCCTGCCACGGTATCTAGCGGAACGTTTTATATTTCTGGCGGTGCTGTTAAATTTTACAATGGATCAACAACCACATCAACATCATTAGGTACATCAACAACTGCACAAACTTTAACTACAGATGGAACGTACGCATTAGTAGGAACTAACGATGGCATCTATCAGGTAACCACAGCATTAGCCGTAACAAAGTTATACTCTAAAGCTGCTGCAGCCACTACTCAAACAGTTCAATCTATTGCCTATGTCAAAGATAGAATTGTTGCTGGCGTTATGCACGATTCAACAGATATGCATCTCTATGAGTTGGCAAGAAACCCAACTAGCCCACCAAATACTATGGCTAATGGAGATGTAAGATTTACCTTTACTAATACATCCATAGCGTTTAATTCAATTGCAGAACTGCCAGGTGCTGTCATAGTTGGCTACACACAAGGTGCTATATCACGTGTTCAAATGTACACAATTAATCCAACCTCACCTACCGCTGCAATTGTTGGACCAACTATTATTGCTGAGCTACCTCGTGGTGAAACGCTTAATCAAATGCGAACATATCTTAATGAGTTTGTAATCCTTGCAACAACAAAAGGTTTACGTATTGGAACCATTGGAACAGATAACCAATCATTTACTTACGGTCCTATCAACATTGAAGGCGACGTAAAAGATGTAGCACAAGATCAAACATATGTGTATGCGACAAGATCAAATCTTGTCTCAGGTTCTGCTGGGTTGTGGCGTCTTAACCTTGGTCAGACTATTGATAACGGTTATGCTTATGCACCAGATCTTGTGACAGATAGTAATGTTCCTAACGGTGTAGCTTTTGTTGGAACCACTGGATTAAAATTTATTACATCATCATCTGGTACATGGGTACAGCATGCAACCGATCTTGCTTCTTCAGGCTACCTTAGCTCTGGATTAATTCGATGGGGTACTGGAGAAAAAAAGCAACCAGTGTCATTAAGTATTAAATCAAATTCAGATTCTACTGGAACACTTGGATTTAACCTTGATGATAATGCTGACCAGTTATTAACAACTGGAACTATTCCATTTGGTCCAAAGACCGAAGCAGCACTTGCTAGTTACATCTCACCATCTGACGTATTCCAAGTTACATTTAACTTCTCACGGAATGCAACTACATCATCACTTGGACCAACGTTAACTGAATGGCAGATCCGTGCTCTGCCATCACCGCTACGTTCACGAACAATCACAATACCTTTGCTTTGCTATGAGGAAGAGAGAGATCCAAATGGAAACATACGAGTCTCCAGCCCATGGGAGAGAATCCAATACCTTGAGTCTATTGAGCAGAATGGCGGTGCAGTACTCTACCAAGATTTCAACTCAGGAGAAGAAAGAATCTGTGTTATCCGTGCTATTCAATTTGAGCAGACTGCACCTCCCACTTTTGCAAGCGGGTTCGGCGGTATCGTCACATTGCAATTGCAAACAATCGACACAGAAGAAGTAGTAGTTTGATTGAAAAATATTTATCATTAGTACAACCAGAAGAAAGATCGCCATTGGTTACACAAGTACGTGTAGCTCTTAATGTTGCTGGTGATGATCGGCTAGACGCTCCCCTACAAGAAATACTCAAAGGGTTGCAGCGTCGCTATGACATCCCAGCAGTCGGGTGCATCAATATAGCCACGCTGGATGCGCTCGCAGTTGCTCCACCAGAATGGTAGGGCTAGAAGAGGAGGGGGACTTAATCGTCCCCCTCTTTTTTTATTTCCCTTTTTCACCACGGCTTGCCATCAGGCAAGCCTTTCCCTCCCACCACCCCTCAACCCTATACCCATACTGGTAATAAACAAAGGCGTGTCGTTCCAAGTAATCTTGGTAACGACTGGTATCCTTCTGGTATGAATGAACTTCCTCCTCATAGATCCTTTAGTCAGCTCTCTACGTGGCAGTCCTGCCCTCAGAAATACTATCTGAGTAAAGTAGCCATGGTTCCAGAAAAGCCTGCAGTATACCTTGCTGCTGGTTCCGCCGTCCATTCAATGTTGGAGTGGTTAAACCATGAGCTCTACCGACAACAGTCCACAGGGGATTGACCAACGTGGTGTGCCAAGCAATGAGTGTATAAATTGCGGAAGCAACATCCAAGTTATCAGGGCAATCTTCTCAGATTATGAACTAGTCATGTGGTTCTTAGATTCTTTCTGCGCCACATGTGGATCACCAATGACAGCACCCACCCCAGTAGACCACCCAGATTGGAACCCCGATGAATATAGATTTGACAACTAAGTGGGCTGAAGTATTTAATGATGCTGTTCTGGAGACAGAACAGAAGACAGGCATTCCCTCCTCGGAGTGGAAGACTGCAGGACGTAAGACCACCTTACGTCCTGATGGGGAAGATCTGCCTTTCTGGCAGAGCGATGGACTCAAGCAGGTTGAGACGTACTATAACTGGTACAAACAATCTGGTTGGAAGATCGCAACTATGCCCGACGGACGTCCTGGAATTGAATGGGCTGCTGATGTTCACTTCGGGGGAACACCAGTACGCATGGTAGTTGATGCGATCTATCAAGTAGGGGAAGACTTGGTGATCGTGGACTACAAGACAGGTTCCAGGACGCCGTTCGGTGCAGTACAAGCAGGTCTCTACGCTTCTGGTATTGAGCGCAGCTATGGCATCCGCCCTAAGTGGGGAGCCTTCTTCATGACTCGCAAAGGCGAGCTCGATGAATTGATTGACCTGTCACATCTGTCGATGGAATATTTTGATTACGTATTTGGCTCGATGAACCATGCCGTCTGGGAAGGTTGGTTCCCGCCATCAGTCGGTGACTCTTGCAGGATGTGCAGTTTTACAGCACAATGTCCTGCGATGGGTAGCAAAGATTTCCCATTACAAATCCAGGGAAAAAGAAAAGGAGATGAACTAGATGACTGAATCTATGTTCTCGTTTACAGGCAAGTTGAACTCAACTGATCTATTCACCGTTCGCGGTAATAGTGTTAGTGAGTTCTCCGCAAATCTAACAGCAGCAGTTGAAGCAATTGCTTCGGCTACTGCGCTACAGCAATCATTGAACAACCGCTCAGGCGGTGCATCAGGTGGAGCATTTGCTGCCACACCTGCAGCAGTTCAGGTGCTACAAGATGCTGGTCTCAATCCAACTCCAATTGCAGCAGGCACATCTGCTGCAGCAATTGAAGTAATCGTGGATCGCTACGGTAATGAATGGACATATGGACATCCAGATGCACCAGCATTACCAGACGGTCGAGGTAAGTACGCAAAGAAGAAGGGTACTTCCAAGGCTGGCAAGGCTTACATTGGTTGGTTTGATCCAGCTAAGGGACCAAAGCCTTTCACTCCAGGTGCAGTAGAAGCAGAAACAATCTGGGCTAAGTAACAATGCGTTCACTGTTGCAGGTAGTGGGGGTTGAATCTCCTGTTGGGCATATGCTCCCAGAGATCTTGCCTCAACTTACTCAATCACAGGTGGTGTTTCGTCAAGCGCAATTGCATTTGATAGCAGCACAACCTGGTGGTGGCAAGACACTACTTGCACTGTGGTACGCAATTCAATCTAAAGTTCCTTCGCTCTACTTCTCAGCTGACTCTGACTCCCGAACAATCGCCACTCGTGCAGGGGCAATCCTTATGGAGAAAGAAGTAGCACAAGTTGAGAAGATGATGGACTCTGAGGCGTCAGTCCTTTTGGAAGACGCACTCGCTGATGGTGCAGGGCATGTTCGATTCAACTTTGATCCGTCGCCTTCGTTAGATGATATCGAAGAAGAAATAGAAGCTTGGATAGAACTGCACGGCTCTGCTCCACAAGCGATCTTTGTAGACAACTTAATGAATGTCGCTTCAACAAGCGACAATGAATGGACTGCGTTGCGTGATGCAATGTCAGCGTTCCATTACATGGCTCGTGAATACGAGTCAGCATTTATCGTTCTGCATCACGTATCCGAGAACGAGAAGATGTCCAAGCCTAACTTTCCTGCTCCGCGTAAAGCATTGATGGGTAAGGTTGCAGCGTTACCAGAGTTGGTTCTTAGTGTTGCACTAGACGGACAGGCAAACGCTTACCGCGTTGCTGTAGTGAAGAACCGACATGGTAAGGCTGACCCAACAGCAGAGACTTACATCTCTCTGTCAGCGGAGGCAAGCCACATGACTTTATATAACTCACCTGTTGAATTACAACGAGCAAGAACAATGCGCCAATGGCAATAGATATTGAATTAACCGAAGATGAAATCATGGACGCGCTTCGCTTTGTCCACCGAGTTAGAGAGAACAAGAAACAATATGAAGTTGTTGACAAGAAGTTTGACAAAAACAATTCGTCGTATTCGGTTAACCTTATGGGTCAGCTGGGTGAGGTGGCGTGTGGCAAGGGACTTGGGCTTGAAGTGGACAGATCGATTTCGCCGAGTGGCGATAATGGACACGACCTATCTACATCACTGGGAAAAAATATACAAGTCAAGACGTCGACGCTAGACAAATTAATCTTTAATGCACCAGAGTTATTTGTATCGGACTATGCAGTGCTGGTTCAATTCTTTGGTGACAAACAGATACCACATGTAGATAGTAAGTTTACTATAGTTGGTTGGGTAACACGAGAATTATTTCTTGCAAATCATTACAAGCATGACTATGGTTACGGCATTCGATTAGTGATGGATGCTAATCAACTACTACCAATGGAGGATCTCATCAATGAATTATCCAGACTTCAGTCAAGCTCGGTGCAAGGAAGTCGGAGTTGAATTCTTCTTCACTAATGAAGAGAACGAAAGAGATGTTTCCGTTTATGAACTTGGTAAAAAAATTTGTTCTGGATGTCCGATAAGAAAAGAATGTTTAGAGTGGGCGGTACTACATGAGGCACATGGTTTATGGGGTGGATTAACACCGCGAGAAAGATTAAAGCTTAGATCAAAAAGAAACATTACCCTCGAACAGATATTAGTGAGTGACTATTTATGACAACACCAAGCAAACGCAAAGGCTCACAGTACGAACGTGATGTAGTTAAGTGGTTAGTCTCCTATGGATTTCCATGCGCTGAACGTGCGTATGGTGCTGGTCGGCACGACGATGTCGGAGACATTGACGGTATCGACGGCGTAGTAATAGAATGTAAGAACGAAAAGAAGATCACTCTCAGTGGCTATCTTCAAGAGCTATCGGATGAGATGACTCATGCTGATGCTGAGACTGGCGTGGTGCTAATAAAAAAGCGTGGCACTACAAATGTCTCAGAGTCATACGCGGTAATGCCCGCATGGCTCTGGGCTGATCTGCTAAAACAGGCAGGTTACAATGGACATAGGTAAGAAGGTGACAGTTACTTACCAACTGAAAAGAGGTAACTATGCGGTTAATGGTAATGACCGTAGCAACATCAATGATGATAGTCGCAGCACCAGCGCAAGCAATTGCGCCAGTGATATCAATGGAACAAAAAGTTTCAGTGATGGAGCCGAAGCAGAAGCTTCGCTATGCGATAAGCACATTGACTACAAACAAATCGGAAATAGATTGCTCGCTGAAGATAGCGTACAAAGAATCTCGTTACCGATTGGAAGCGAAGAACAAGCGTTCGTCCGCGACTGGGGCTTGGCAACTAATGTGGGGACAACCACATTGGTCAGTGTTCAAACAAGCAACGGAAGCACACGGATATGTTCTACATCGATACGGATCTTGGTGCAAGGCATACAAGTTCCATCAAGAAAGGAATTGGTATTAAGTGAACCAGCCTGAGTTTCTTGAAGCAGTCTTCAATCATTACGGATTGGACTTACCGCAAGGTGAGAAGTCAATCCTGTGTCCAGTACACGATGACTCTCGTAAGTCTGCCTCGGTGAACTCAGAGAAGGGCGTCTGGGTATGCTATGCATGTAGCAGTGGTGGTGCTGGTATACAGATCATCATGGCTCGTGAACATCTAGCATACCCAGAGGCTCGGTCATGGGCTGAAAAAAATATTGGCAAGGAATCTTCTACTCCGATTGTCCACAATCGTCGCAGTAAGAAGAGTGGGCGGTGGACACCGCCAAGGTTGAGGTCTCGATGACAACTATCATTGGTATCCAACAAGACAACGGCTGCATTCTTGCAGCCGATTCACGTACCACTGCAGGTGGTAGACCATACTCACATCCGATTGTTACTAAGATTAGCAAGCGGGGTAAGTGGTTGGTTGCAGGTGCTGGAGATGTACAACCATGTGATGTGATACAACATGTATGGAAACCACCAGCTATACCAGTTAACATTAAAGACATGTATCACTTCATGATTACAACTGTAGCTCCAAGCATTAGAGAATGTATTAAAGAATCAGGTTGGGTTCCAGACAAGGATGATGCTGACTCTGGATTTGAATTCATACTTGCAATCAACGGCACGATCTACCAAGTAGATGACTCTTACTCTGTCTACCTGCGTGATGATGGGCTGTATGGCGCAGGGTCAGGGTCAAGCTTCGCACTCGGCGCACTAGCAGGTGGTGCGACATGGAAGCAAGCAATGCAGATTGCTGCTCGCAATGATGTGTATACTGCACCTCCATTCATTACACACAGGCAGGAGAAAGTATGAAGACTAACCCCAAGCTCATAGATCTCTGGACTAAAGCAGCACACCAGTACCATGACAGCCTTGCTGGTTCACCAGCAGAGGCTTACCTAACACAGCGTGGAATCCTTGATGGAGCCGAAAAATTTTTACTAGGTTATGTGGCAGAGGTAGCACCTGGTCACGAGGACAGACTTAGACATCACCTATCTATCCCCTACATAACAGAGGCTGGCGTAGTTGGGTTTAAGTTCCGTCGCATTGATGGCGGAGATCCTAAGTACATGATACCTACTGGTCAGAAGCACCACCTATATAACGTCAGCGCAATACTTAATGCGGTTAGCCAAGTGTTGGTAGTAGAAGGAGAGATAGATGCGATTAGTGCGACTCTTGCTGGGTTCCCTGCTGTTGCCGTTGCTGGTGTTAATGCTTGGAAGCCTTATTTTAGTAGGTGTTTTGATGGCATTGGTACTGTCGTAATCTGTACTGACAACGATGCTAAAGAGGATGGCTCTAACCCAGGGCAGGAACTAGCACGTCGATTGCAGGATGCAATACCTCAAGCTGTCCGCGTGTCGTTACCTCCAGATAGCGATGTCAATAGTATAATTGTTAACCAAGGAGCGCAAGCATTAGCTGATTTAGTTAATGCAATTAACAACTGAAAGGTGCTCCGTTGGCGACGAACAAACTAACCATCGATAACTTCCAAGAAGATGCTCAGGATATTTATGATGAGCTTCTATCTATCTTGGTCTTAAAGCAAATCGATTACGGTCCACTTAACATTTGGAACGCACCTGGTGGTGCGACCAATGGGTTGATGGTTCGTATGTCCGATAAGTTAGAGCGACTAAAGAATCTTATATACAACTCCATTGAACCAAACAATGAAGCTCTCGAAGATAGCTTCATTGACATAGCCAACTACGCAATCATTGCGTTGATGGTAGAGCGTGGTATCTGGAAGAAGTATGCCACGCAACAGAAATAAAACTTACGAAGAACAACGTGGATCACGCATACGTTCTTATGGAATTACGGTAGAGGATTACGAAGACATGCTTGAGTCACAAGGTGGTGGTTGCTACATCTGTGGTGCTAGCCCATCAGTTCGTGCGCTGGATATAGATCACGATCACCGCACTGGTAAGGTGCGTGGGTTGCTCTGCTCTAATCACAACAGAGCACTGGGTTTACTTGGCGATGATCCCGACCTGCTACTTGCTGCACATACGTACTTGGTCAGGCAGTATGCCTGAGCTAACACGAGACCACCCAGTATGGCAAGAGATCAACGAGATAACATCGGGCATTGCTTGGCATTTATCTAAACGTTACTACCGATTCATCGAGCTTGAAGATGTTAAGCAAGCAATGAATGAGTACGCATGGAAGCGCAAGGATAAGGTTAATGATTATCTTATTCGTGAAGATCCTATTGAGAAGAAGCAGGGATACAAAGCGTTTCATACATTCATACGTAGGGCTGGCGAACGGTATGCGCGTAAGGAGAAAGCTAAAGCTTTAGGGTATGAGCTCGGCGATGAATACTTCTATCGCCTCGAGTTAATCGAGAGCCTAATCAAAGTTGCTGGTACTGATGAGGCATACTTGGCTAACCAAGTATTCGATCCAGATGTACATGGTGTCAAGGTCAAGCGACTAGCCAACGAGGGTAACAACTTAGCAGCAATGATCGCTGATGTAGACGCAGCAATGAAGAAGCTTGACGCAAGAATGCAGGGCATTCTTACCTGTCGGTTTGTTAACGACCAACCGTTGGCTGAGATAGCACTAGCTTGGGAGATCTCACCTCAACGTGTTGAGCAACTGATTGCTAAAGGTATTAAAGACATAGCCGATAAACTGGGAGGAGCAACACCGTACTAATGGCAACATTCGATTTCAAATGTACGCTATGCGATAGCGTAGTAGAGATGCGTATCATGGATGGGGATCAGTTCCCTAAGTGTGACAAGTGCAACGTAACTTTAACGAAGGTATTCACACCGCCTTCTATTCATTTCAAAGGTGGCGGTTGGGGAGGTAACCATGCACAAGGCTAGCGAGAAGATGATGCTTACGTGGTGCGACAATGGAATGGTAGATGGCAAGTTCGCAGAGGGTTTGGTCTATACAGTTCTTACCTCGGGCTTGCCAATCAGAGGAGCCCAGCGTGTACAAGGTAATCAGATCGGACGTCAACGACAAACAGCATTCGATACTTGGTATGCCTCAGACTTTGATTGGATCTTGTGGGTAGATAGCGACATACATGTAACCAATGATGCGCTGAAAAAAATTTGGGATATAGCTGATGCTAAGACGATGCCTGCCGTTAGCGGTACATATTTTATTTCCAAGGAGAATGAACAAGCGTTGATGTCTCCGTACCCATGCCTGTTCATGGCACATCCAGATGACATCCATCAGATGTCATACCTACATCCTCTTGAGCCCAACGCCATAGTCAAGTGTGACTATGCTGGCTATGGATTCTTCTTGATGCACCGATCAGCAGCCGACAAGATGAAAGAGTTTCATGGTAAGGACAAGCCATTCTTTGTTGAGCATTCTTCTGGTGGTACTGATGCTCAGTTTGTATCGGAAGACATTCAGTTCTTCATGTTAATGAAGCAAGCTGGCGTCCCTCTTCACGCACATACAGGCGCGACAGTTAAACACATGAAGAGATTCTCGTATGACTATGAGTACTATAAATTATTTTGGATCACGCAGCTGGTCGCGGAGGAGACAGAAAAAAAGGCGGAGGCAATAGCCCCCGCCCTTGATTCTGAACCTATCCCTTCCGACTAACGTCGGAAAAGAATTCGTCTACTGTTTGTTGTGCTCGCTGACATCTAACGTACATCTCAGCTTCTCCCTTGGAGTAGCCGTAGTAACGACCAACCCAGAACATGGTAGCACCAGCAAAGATCTGCATGAGTAAAGTGAATCCGTTGTAGAACATTACTTATCTCCTATCATTTTAAGGAACTCATCAGGGTTAACGAGTTTCGCTATCGATCCCTTGCCACCAGATGGTGATGGTGATGCGAGATGTGGAAAAAATTTCTCCGCTTGTAAGCGGGTATTGAATTCTCCCCATGCCTGCAAGGGAGACCAGTCCGTTAACCTTGCTACAACAATAAACGATTCTCGTTTAAGCCTAGAGTTATCTAGTGCCTCAATGATTTCAATCGCTAGGTCTGTAGCATCTTCGGAGTTCTCAGTGTCTGGGTCTAGTAGCTTTGCTACTAGTTTTATTTCTGTTGGACGTGGCTTGCCCATCAGTAGTTCTTAATACATTGCACGTACTGCTGGTGTTCAGCTAGTGCTTCACGTGCTGCTAGTTCCGTGGTTCGTTCTATCTCTGAGTTACAGTACGCACAGATAAGAACAACACTTGCTAGATGTATCATGCTTCCTCCTTTACTTGCCATTCCTTGTAGTACGGTTCACATACATCACCGTCTATCTCATGGTATTTAATGTGAGCACCGAACATAAAGACAATCTCATCTCTATCATCTCCGATGCCGTACGAATCGTGGTGTCCACAATACCACGACCAGCCCGCAATGGGGGTAATTTTCATACCCCCAGTGCGAACACCGATCGTGTCTTTGTTGATTAACTTACCCATTAGATGTCTCCTCTGGTAGTGGTGCGTCAAGCATGATGTCAACCATTGCTTCGTCCGCTTCCTTGTGTAGCTCTGGCTCGATCACACTTGGCTCATCCATCTTTTGTGCATAGATGTGTAGGTAATCGAGTGCCTTCTGAATGTACTGCGCCAGCCTCACCGAGATGTGAGGCTGGACGTACAGGTCTTCGTTATTCATTACGCTCCCTTCGTTAGCAAGGCTAGTGCCTTGTTCTTGATACGGTCAGCCGAACCGTTGATGATGCGCTCGGCTCGGGTTGCTTCTGACTTGTGACTGAAGTGATCGGCATACTCAACCACTGCTTGGAACGCACCGAACGCTGTGCCGTACAGTTCTTCTTGAGTACCAGTCGCACCTTTGTAGATGCTCTTGGCTGTATCACGTGCCGTCATCGCTGAGTTGAACTGTCGCTTCTGTCCAGTGCTAAGCATGGCATACGGTGATTGCTCAATCGCAGATGGTAGTGACCACATCTTCTTGAAGATGTTGTCCACCTCTATGTCAGTGAGTGTCTCGCCGATTAGTTTGTTACCTACGGTTTCGTAGTATTCGATTC